CCACCATAAAGCGAGCTCTTCTCGTCTCCTGGCTTATATCCACGACCAGCATTTATTTTGTTAGCGTGAGCCTGTGCTTCTTTCTTGTCGGTGTAAACAGGCTTCACGGTAACGCCATGATGAGCGCCTTCAAGAGAAGATTTTGTGCCTGGCTCGTGCTTTCCTTTGTGTATTACAAATCCCTCAGCGACTTGCTCTGCTTCTTCTTTTTTCATTCTTTGGTCCCAAGCGTGTTGCTTGATAATTTTACGAATTTCATCAGTATTGCTAGTGCGTCTATTTGCGTGTTTGCCGATGACCGCATCGTGTGACATTCCAGAATCAAGGTCTTTTTTAATTTGCTTTGCATTTACTTCATCAATCTGCTCGACTTCTTCTTTCGTCAGACGATCAACAGCTTTAGCCATTCCTTGTCTACGCTTCCAACTCTTATCGAAAAGTTTGTTAGCAGTGTCATCGTCTTTTCTTGACTGAACATAGTTATCTTTTGATCTTTCGTCTCTGCTCTTCGTAGCAAAGTGCCTTACCAAAGCACTCATTGTAGCAACATCATGTGAGGCTTTTTTGATATATGAGCCAAGTGTTTGTTTGCTAAGCTCATCCATCTGCTCGGCTTCTTCTTTTTGAGTGCTTTTTCCTTTAAATAAGCTAGGGCGATTAGTTCCTCCTGATGTAGCTAAAACTCTAGCTTGGGGTGAGTTGGACACTTTATTTAATGCATTAAATGTGCCATAGTTTTTCGGCTTTCTTTTTCCAGTCTTTTCTAATTCTGTCGCTGTCCTGCGATAATTGTTTACCGTTGTATTACTAAGCTCATCCATCTGCTCGACTTCTTCTCTGGCTAACTTTGAAGCTGCTGTTATATTATGCGTATCTTTTATAGTTTGAAGAGCATCTTCTTTTGTCTCGTCTTCAGCAAAAGACATACCGCTTTTATGATGATGCGTCGCCCAACCCATTCGGTCTTTGTGAATGTCACCAACAACTTTACCCTTATGAGAAACCTCATGATAGTTTTTCAACCCAAGTTTTTTACCTTTTTGGGGATTTGGAGTAACTTCCCAACTTTCATCAATCTGCTCGGCTTCTTCTTTCTTTACTAGCGTATCAGCAACGCGAGCAATACCCATTTGACGATTCTTTATTTTGCGTCCTCGTTCTTTTGCATCGTCTCGCCGTTCAACTCCACGCGGTAGTCCAGACATAAAACCGTGTTCCATGGAACGCGAAGTAAGATCAGCTACAGCGGAACCCATATAACGGTGTTTTGCCCGATCTGATATCTCATCAATCTGCTCGGCTTCTTCTCTAGTCATGATCTTTTTGGTGACTCTCTCCACGCCTGCGTTTCTAGCAGCCAGCTTTCTAGCAGCCTCATCTCCAGCCGTGCTTGGAGCGTCTCTAAAGGTTCTAGCCTTCGATGCATGTTTTTCTGCACTCACAATTGAAGCATCAAGGTACTTATTTCTTTTTTCTACAGTATCAAGAACTTCATCCATCTGCTCGGCTTCTTCTTTCTTGAGCTCTCTTCTTCCATATTTTAGTGATGGAAGAACCGATTGATGCAGTTTCTTTTGGATTATAGAAGAAACATAGGCATTTTTCTTAGCCTTATTTTCTTGATTACCTTCAGCCACACCTTGCTTTTTGGGTTTAACAATTTCATAAGTTTTCTTATGAATCGTAGCACCAGTCATATCCTCACCTTCCCCATGGCGACGATCAATTTCTCTTTGTGCAGAATCAAGGTTATATTGATGTGCTTTTTGTTGCGGGGTCAATTTGTCAAAGCCTTCCGCGACTTCTTCTTTCCGAACTCCAGCCATGCCTTGCTTGGCAAGACTCTTGGCTCTATTCTTGATGACATTACCAAACTTGTCTTTAGCAGGTTTGGTTGCATCGCGATATGGACCAGCAAAAGGAACGTCTGGTCTATCTTCTTGCTCCTTTTCTTTAGCTTCCGTCATGCTCAATTTAGAAACATGCCCTTTGACAACTCTCGGTCCATATTTTCCTTCGTCAGAAAGTTGGACATGGGCAGTATCTCCCTCTATTTTTTGCAGAGTTCCTTTGTATCCAGCGCCACCCTTAGTTCCCATTCCAAGATGGACTTGCTGGCCAATCTTGAAATCGCGATGACTGGATTCTTCCATCACCTTTCTCGCGACATCAGCAACTGCCTTGTTTATTTTGTCATTGAATGGATTGTTATTCATTTAGAGTTCTCCGTTATTTTTTTCTGAAGTTCGAGAAAGATTTCTTTTCGGAAACGGTTATTCCCGTTACTGATGGAATGTAACCACCAAGCCTACCATCGCCAAACTGTTTCGGATTTATTGCAGGCTTTATTCTTGTTGTTGTTTTTTTATTCTTGCCTGAGTCTGCCGTGGCTTCTTCGGCTTCGGAGACGCCTCTTGTTGAGATTCCTCCGGAGGATCCTCCGGAGGAACCGCTGGTGTTGGTGGACGGCACCGACACCCCGCTCGCCGAGGCTCTTCTTTCGGTTGTTCGTTTGCCCAGAACAGCTTCTTCAAAAGTTCTAAAATCTTCATTGCTTTCTCCGATGGTTTCCTCGAAAAGTTGATTGATATGAGTGACGTCTATTTTGCCAGATTCAACCAACCATTTGATTGCATCGGGGTTTGATGGTGGTGCCGTTATGAAGTCAGACACTCCTTCAAACAGTTCTTTCGTCCATCCAATTATTTCTTTCTTGGCCACTTCATTTGCCGTACGAAAGTCTCTTGAATTGTCGTATAGAAAAAAGTCAGAGAACTCTTCCGAGAACCTTCTCATGTTCTTGACCGACTGAGTGTATTTATTCAGTCTGGCTTCTTCCGAGAACGTTTTTGATCCGCTTTGAATTCGAACGTCGTTTCTTCTCTTCGATTCGGCGTTCTCTGTATAGACGAACAGCATGGAAGTATCATAGCCCATTTGCTCGAATACTTTACGGCAAACGTCAATCTTGTTGTAATCGTCGGCATTGCCGTTTATGAACACGGAATCGAATGAACTGAGTTCTCTGAGAGAATTCTTCTCGAGTATTGTTTTGTACATCTTCTCGAGGCTGATCTCAACCATCCCAGACTCTTGAAGCCCTGACTTGATGAGAATGTCTTTGCCGCTTCCTGGACCACCAACGAGGAAAAGCGCCTTGAAGTGTTTCTGTGCAGATTCCAATTTCAATCCCCTTCTAACAGCATGATATAGTTCTTTGGCGTGATCAGGATTAGGAACGCCTTCTCTAAATTTGGAAAAATCTTGTGCGGCGGCATGAGAACGCATCTTAGACGCCGACATTCCCTCAACGCCTTCTGCGTCTGGGTCTCTTGCACCAGCAGACTTAACCTCGATGTGGTTGAAGTTGTAATCCTTGCCGTTATATCGATGAAGAAGATTGTGCATTTCCTGAACGCGATCGGATCCAACGACCATGGTTACTCTTTTGTAGCCTTTGGCATGAAGATGCTTCATGGCGTCGATCGGAGTCTTTACTGACTTTTCTTCGGAAACGTTTGCGTGCGGAAAGAACTTGCGCATGAATGACACTTTCTCATCATGGTGCAGCGGGTTCTTTTTATGATCTTGGGTTTGAGACGCAAAGACGTAATGATCGCCTTTTGCTTTTTTGGCGTGGCTTATTACTGCATCGACGAGTTTCTTGTGACCAGTTGTGGGTGGAGAAAATCGTCCGAGAGTAAATGTGGCATGACTGCTTTCTTCGTTCATATATCTCCCGCTCTGTGGGGTGTTTGCATTACACTCTATTTATAAAATTATCCTCTGGTCTTAGAGAAATTAGCTCTTGAAAATTCAGCTCTATCAACCAGTTTCGTAGGATGTCCATCAACAGTTGCAACGAACCCTTCAGGTTTCGTTTCTTTCCCATCGACGCTATGCTCATAATCACCAGTGTTTCTGGACAGAGAATTAACCAGAACGTCCTTGGCTTTTTGCAGGTGATGGTGAATGTCCAACAATGACTTGAACTTGCCGTGATGAGCATCAACGTGATTCAAAAGACCCATCGTATGTTCTAGCTTTTGTCTCTTGGCTTTTTCTGTTGAGACTTTCTCAGCTGCCTTTGCGCCATGCTCAGAGAGGTGTTGACGATAACCTTCTACAGAAGGCTTTTCGCCCGTTCTGACGGTTTTATTGATGTAAGTCTTCAAGTGTTCCTGATGCGCAGCAGTCTCGGCAGACGTTTCTGGATGTGCCATGCTCAATGCTTTGTGTGCAGCCTTCAGATGCTTCTTGTACTTGGCTTCTTCTGCTTCGGAATATGAACCGGCATCGATCTTGGTCTCAGGATCGATCATATGAACGTCAGAGTGATGTGAGAAATTATGCGTATCGGGATCAAACCCTGCATTCATATCCTCGAGCTTACTGCCATGATATTTGGTATGGACAACGACGCCGAGTTTGGCTTTGCTGATCTTCTTGCCTTCTTTGGAGTTCTTGTCCACCGAGTACATGATGGTGTTTGGAGTAAAGTGGTGTGCGGCGGCATGCTCGTGTACATCGCCTTCACCATACATCAGATCGCCCTGATAGACTCCCTTCTTTGGAGCAACTTTGGGAAGATGTTCGAGTGACTGCTTGAGCTTTGTAACCAATCCAGGGGCATGTCCATGATTGCGCTCAATATCTTCTGGCGTATAGTTTATCTTGGGATCTTTATTAAATGCGGACTTAGATGCTACGAAGAACTTGCCGGTCGTGGGGTGATGACCGAATACTACCGAAGGAGAACCATCATACTTTGTTGTCAGTTTGGAGTCAGTAAACCCACCCTTGAGCTTGGTGTGCATATGATCAAGGACTTTAACGGCATGGTGAAATCCGTGCTCGCCATCGTTGATCACATGATCTTCAAGGTGCTCAAGATGCTTTAGCTTACCGAATTCCTTGGTAACTGATTCGGCGAGAAGAAATTTGACGAAATCTAACACAATAATTCTCCATAGAATATTCCCCGTGTTAGCTATTTAGTCGAAAGAAAAGTTCTTGAATTTGTCATACTTGTCTCCGTTGCCATTCACCATAGGTTTGCTTGCGGGGTGCTGAAGAATCCGCGTTGCAATAGGAACGTCATCCTGACCGGAATCTGCAAGCTGAGTCTGAGCAACATCATACAACCGCATTTTAGCTCGATCGATTCCAAGAACAAACCTCTTGTTGGTAGATGGATCGGCGAACCGATTCTTGAGCTGCTTCACCAGAATCTGATTCATTGCATCGAGCTGCTCGGTTGCAACAATCGAGATCATAAAGTCAACGGTCGCCGCAGTTCCAAAGCTCTCAGAGATATCCTCCATCCCGGGATCCGACGATGAATATCCAGATCGAGTCGTCTGAGTTGCAGTCATTACTGGAACATCAAACTCGACCGCAAGACCACGAAGTTCTTCGGCAATGGCTTTGATGTAAGAATAACTGTTAACGTTCGCTCCGTGCTTCAAGCGAGAAGAGGCACAGATGTTCATGTAATCAATGAAGATAATATCGGGCATGAAGTTGCGCTTGAGTGCCAGATCATTTAACAGCGCACGGAAGTGAGCCGAAGAAGCTGCAGCTGTTGGATACTCTTTTATGATGAGTTTACCTTTGGTCTTGGACTCGAGGCTACGAATCTTTCGCAGATATATGTCCTTGGGCATATTCTCCAGATCATCAACGCGAACGTTCAACAGATTGGCATCGATCCGTTCAGCAATACGCTCTTCTGCCATTTCCATAGTGATATAGAGAACGTTTTGATTCTCAGTCAATGCGGCTGCAGCCATATGACACATGAACAGAGATTTTCCGACCCCAGTTCCAGCAAGTATACAAGAAAGAGTTTTTCTCGGTAAACCACCACGCGTGATCTTATTCATGAACTCGAGGTCGAAGGGAATTCGCCTTTCTACGCGATGATAGAACTCATATCGCTTCTCGGCGTTGTCGATGTAGTCATGACCGACATATGGATCAAACGAAACGGAAAGCGCATCAGTCAGCAGAGAGGGAATTGCTCCCTTGTTGAATTGCTTGTTCGATCCATCAAGAATGTGAATCGACTCGAGGATAGCATTGTGAATGGCTTTTTCTTGACAGAATTTCTCAGTAGATTCAAGAAGCCATTGGTCGTCGCTCACATCAGCATTCGTTTTGATTTCATCAATGACGCCAATGGCTTCTTGAAATTCATCAGCAATCAAACCAGGACGATTGCTGAGTTCAACTCTGATAGATTCAAAAGAAGGGATCTTGTTATACTTATGAATGAACTTCGATACTTCTTGTAGAATCGTTTTTTCTGTCTTGTCGTGAAAGTAATCCTCTTTAATGAACGGGAGAATCTTTCGAGTGAACTGTTCTTCTGACATGAGGTTCTTCAAAATAATCTTCTCGAGATTCATCATCTACTTTTCCTTTCTTGCTTTCTTCTTCATATCTGATAGTTTCCCAGAAAATGGATAGAAGAATGTTACCCACAACCTTTAGGAACTTCTTGTCTTTGTAGTAATCTTCTCTGAGCTTTTCTGTGAATTGGATCACATTTATATTATACGTGGCATCGACACTGCCGTCAACTCGATCATCACCAATTTTTATAGTATCATAACAGTAGACAACTCCAGCATACTTGCCTTTCAGAATGCGAACAGGAAGAGTCTGAGACTTTTCGACGGAAACGTCGATGGCATACTCATACAAATTATCTGGCGCATAGTATTTCTTTCTGTATGCAATGCCCAGACGCTCGAGTTTATTCTGGATCCACTTTATCATCTTCATCGTCTCCTGCTATGCCAAGAATCGGAGTGCTTGATACCATATAGGTTTTCTTCACATATTCTTGAAACTGTTTTGATTTTAGTATTGGGTTCCAGAAAGATTCAGTATCAGTATCCTTCAGGCGATACTTCTTATCTTCCATGGCACCAGTTGTAAGATCAGTTTTTGCATACCATCCATTGGAAGGTTTCTGTACGAATCCACCTTCCAACGCAATGTCAAGCAATCCTGACCATTTACTTATACCACCATCAAAAGAGACAGAAACAGGAATCTTTGACTTCTCGCGAACGTAACGAGACTTCTCGACGTTGATGATGAAGTTGTAGCCAACGACTTCAGTTCCTTCTTTTTCCTGCTGCCTGCCAATAATAAAGATATTATCCGATGAATAATAACTTCCAGTGCCGCCACCAACAATGTCTTTCGGATAAAGACCAATTTCCTTGTAGGTGTGGTTCACAACAACCATCGGAATGTCTTTCATCGTCAGGTGAGGTGTGATCATACGGAACAGAGACTTGATCTGCTTGGCTCGACTCATATCCGCAACAGACTTTTGATCCAGAGCATCTTCTACTTCTTTCTTAGAAGCAAGGTTGCCAATTGAATCAATCACGATGATGAGTTTGTCAGTGCGATCAACGTTCGACAGCTGTTGCATAATATCAAACTTCAGCTGCTCGACGTCAGTGATCGGAGTATGAAGAACTCGATCCTGATCGATGCCAAACGAAGTGAAGTATGATTGAGGTGTACCGAACTCAGAATCGTAAAACAACATAGCAGATTGCGGATACTTGTCTAGATATGCTTTTGCCATGAGCAACGAGAAACAAGTTTTGAAATGCTTACTCGGACCAGCCCACATGGTCAGACCCGGAGTCAATCCGCCATCGAGGCGACCAGACAACGCAACGTTGATTACAGGAACCGAAGTTGTGATCATATCTTTCTCGGTGAAGAACTTCGACTTCGCCAGAATAGCAGATTCCTTGATCGTAGAATTCTTCTTGATCTTATCCAAAATACTCATAGTCTTCTCCTTTATGAAAATAAATCTTCAAGCGAACTAGACTCTTCAGCCTGCCAACCAATTGAATCCAGCACAATCTGCAGCGGATCAAGAAAGGTTTTCTCGAAGAGCATATTATAATGCACCTTGTCTTTGATGTCAAACTCTTTCGGAATATCGTCATGAAACGAAAGAACATTGCTGTTGAGTTTGTTCGGTTGCTTCAAATACACGAACTTAATCTTGTCGCCATCGGAAATCTTCTGATACTTCTTCTCCAACTTCAGAACTTCAAGCATATGATTGTAGATCAACGCACCCTTGGTGTGAATTGGCGTTCCTGATTTGTAGGGAGCCTGCCGCAGTGCATTCATGTCACCGCGCACATCCTTGAGCTTGACACCATATTCCTTTATGCCATTCACGCCACGAGGAAATGCAATATCAGACAATGGAGAACTGTTGTACTCTGCGCGGAATTCTGCTATGAACTTTCGAATATCCAGTTCACTACCACCAAGAATAATCTTGAACGCTTGTTTAATCTTGTTGCGGCAGATAAGTGGAGTCGAAGACTTGATTGCCTCAAGACCCATGATCTTCATCTTAGGTTCTGCGTATTCGACGCCTTCGTTGTTGTATACATTGATGATGTAACGTTTCTTAGCAGTCCAGATTGCGCGATCACCTAATGCTTCGCGCTTCATATCCATTGTTTGATCGAATGCAGCAACATAGTCTGCAAGCTCAGCATAGCACTTGCTTATGAAAGGTTGGATCTTATCGTTACATGCTATATCCATGAACTGAATTACTTTGCGTTTATCCGATGTATTCTTACCAAACACTTTCTTCACCAACTCATCGAAACGAATATACACTGAATCAGTATCCGAGGCGATTACATAATCCTTGTCGGTTCCGAGCAGTTTGTTGAGATAATCGTTGATGTGATTCTCGATCCAACGAATTGCCAACTGACCCGACAGAGTGATTCCTTCTGCCATTCGTATATCGTAGAACCGGAAGAATTTATTGCCGAGGGAACCATAAGCTGAGTTCAAGCAAACCTTCTTCGCCATCTGCAGATTCTTGTATCGAGAAACTCTGTTCACAATATCTGCAACGTCTTTGGTTCCTGCTTTCTTGGCAGCCTCCAACTCTTTCTCTGCTTCAGTCATGAGGTTCTTGTATCGTTTACGATCAGCAAACATCTGCCGCATCAGCGTAGCAAGAAACCCTTCTTTCTCAGTACGAAACAGCTGCCCATTCGGGCATAACGTCATCTTGAGTTGTTTGAGTTTGGATGTGTCGACTTCTTTGGCCAACATGGAATCGACGTTGATGTTTTGAGAAATAACACGATGCATCTCTTCAGTGTATTCCGTCGGATGAACCAACGTTTCCGGTGAGATATTGTACATCATAATCAAACTGGGATACAGAGAAGTCAAGTCAAAGGAAGCAACCCAATCGTGCATACCAACCTGAACATCTTTCACATACCCACCAGCATACTGAGCTGATTTCATATGATCATCATTGGGTGGAATGATGATGCCCTTGCTTCGCAAGTGATTGTAGATGATTACATCCCACATAAGAACCTGAGAGAATACATCGTCGAAGTTCGTCTTTTAGTCATAGGCAAGAGTCATTGCCAACTCAATCAGCTTCATCTTATTCTCAAGACCAACAACAAGCTCAACGTCTTTGATGTTATACTCGATGAACTTTTGGTAGTTCGTCTTATACAACTCAAGAAGAGAACCATACTCTGAGTAATCTACCTTCTTCTCGCCGAGTTCAACATTAGCAATGTTGTCTAGACGAAAGGAATCTTGGTTTGGGTTTGGTGCATACTTTCGATACAACTCAATGTAGTCGAGAGAAACAACACCAACGATGTCATAGGTCTTTGCTTCCTTGCCTTTGAACGTAGCAGTGCGCTCATTCAAACGATTCCAAGGAGACATCCTTCGAGCAATATCATTGCCAAGAACATTTGTTATGCGATTGATCAGATAAGGAATGTCGAAGAACTTGCTGTTCCAGCCAGTAATAATATCAGGATGGCAAGAAGCCCAGACCTCAACGAATTCTTTGAGCAACGAATATTCGGAAGTGAACATTCGATAGTTCACATCATCGCGACAGTTGTTATATGGCTGACAACCGAATACTTGATATGTGCCATTGATGAACAACGTGATCGCAGTGATTTCCTTGTTCGCTAGATCAGGTTCAGGGAACCCCTCGTCGGACGCAACCTCAATGTCGATGTAAGCAACGCAAATCTTATCAGCCTCCCACGGAATATCTTTGGGAAATACCTCCGAAAGGAATGCGTATGGATATCGCGTGAAACCATAGATCTTGAAGTTCTCGATGCCCTCATACTTCTTAACGAAGTCTCGCGCTTCGTAAATTGATGTGAAGGGAAGTTCCTCAAGATACTCACCTTGAAGAGTCTTCCACTGAGTTTTCTTATTCGCTTTAGTGTAGAGTTTAGGAGAGTATTGTATTTTCCTGGCAATTCGTTTGCCATTCTCTACTCCCCTGAAAAGAATATTATCGCCAAGAACTTCGACATTGGTATAAAACATATCTGCTCCATTCATCATGAGGTTATTATACTATGAACAGATATGAAAATCAACGCCTATTCTTATTTTTTATTTCCGATGCAATTTTCTTTTTGTCAGCCAACTCTCCATTGACATAGATCTGATCGAGGATCATTCCATATCTGTTCCTACCAACAACAAGACAATGCCCGTTGAAGTCTTTGATCTTGTAACCATACTCTTGAAATAGAGCTTTCAAGTCATTGAGAGAGTGCATCTTAAACCACCCAAGGAAGGTTTCCGCCATACCTGCGCAACATCTCGGCGTTGCCTTGAAGGAAGAATTCCTTTTGAACAGACATCGGATTGTTGCCCACAGTATAGTTGACAGTGTGCCTATATGTTGGAAGGAAGTTGTTGAAGTGTTCGCGAAGACTCGAGCAAAGAACGCGATCAACTTCTGGCACTCCTGGTTCTCTCGCCTTTCGATACCAAAGAGGGCTGAGGGAAACTGCTACATCTTTTCTTAAGAAGTAGCAGTTCACATCAACGAAGTAATCTTCTGGATGAAGAACACTTGGATATACTCCAAGAGATTCGCAGTCATCGCGGCAGATGAAGTTCTTGTCTTTGTCTTGAATGTTGCGGAAGGAGAACGTCCAAAGTTTTCCTTGCATCATTACATTCATACACGACTGAACGTGATCTGGATGCAGAGTGTTATCGTCATCAAGATACATGATGAAATCGCCATCAGCAAGATATGTTCCGGCACCATACATTCGATGACCATTCCACCTATCAACACCAACAGGAGTTGGAAGATCAATAACATCTACACAAGAATCGGGTTTGTGCAGATACGCAGCATCAATCAGCTTCAGCGCATTATCTTTATGCGCCGGACCATCGACAAAGATAAGATGCTGAATGTTATCGTATGTCTGATTGTGAACGCTCTCGATCACATCAGTGAGTAGAGGATTCGCTGATGTTGCCGTGATGACAGTCACTAGCGGACCTTGACTCATATATCGCCACGCTTAATGCATTTCTCAAACGTGGAGAATACCTTATTGAACCGCAGTTCATAGATGTGCTCCATTCCAATAAGAATATTGCAGATCTGGTCTTCTGTCATTGGTAGAGGACCGTTAAACATACTTTCAGCAAGAAGCCTGATGTCATCAACAACGTTCCACGCTTTCATAATGTCTTGTTCGAGATCAAATCTATCAGTCATTTCGACGTTCCTCCTTACGAAATTTAAATTTAGGACCATCAACAGTGATTTTTATCATCTGACTGTTGAGGCTGGACCGAGTGTAATCGCGCCCACCATCAATCATGTGATTGCCTTTCACAACACAATCATGACGATAACGCGAAACTATAACTTCACCATCATCACAAAGAACACCATACATAGGCTGTGAGAATACAGGCGATGCATTGGTGATGTATACGACGTCGTCGCGAATAACGATTCCGAAGTAATGGCTGTGCCCTTTGCTTAGATCTGGATTCGGCTGATAGAACACATCAATCGGTTGATATGTCCAACCGCCACCTTTGGCTATGGTGCACCAATATCCCATATATTTCCCACCATAACTTCGTTCTATCTGGCTAACTCCTTCTTCACTGAGATGATATCCTTTCTTGGGCGTCTTAATGTGTCGTTTAGGCATCAGGGTTCTCCAAATATTCTGTTGAACTCCATTGTTTTTCGTGGAATTCCTCTAACATCAGTTTTGCCATATCTTTCGAGAAGATCATGTAGCTGGTTGAATTTAGTCGGTTGATTAAATTCGTTATTCTATTCTTAAGCTCAAACAATTCTTCTTGTGAATCACAGCACTTCATTTTTTCTTCCCCAGCCTTTAATATCTGCATAGGCTTCACCTCCCACATATATGTAGTTTGACTTGTGCATTGGAGCAACGAACTTCTTCTTATGTTCTATTTCTTTCTGTGCAGCCAACTCGCGCTCAAGCATCTCACCTTCATACCGAACGGGAATCCTAACCTTAATCGCTTTGATCTCTGCTGAAGGGAGATTATCGGCGGAGGTTCGGTTTCTTGGTTTTACTACAAGTGGAGTGAACTCCGGCTTGTACTTCTTGGCGACGTTGGTTAGAACAGCCTTGCTCTTCTTCTTGGGTTTGTAAGTTGGAATCTTACCGAAGATCATCATTTTGAGTTTACTTCCTCACAGTTATAGAGCTTGCCGCGAATGATAATATCTTGAACCCTGCCGTCTTGTTCCTCTTTCTCTTCGTAGAACTTTTCAGTGAAAGCAAGAAGAATTGCTGCGAATGCGAATGCACCTAACATTAACATAACAACGTCAATTAAGTGTCTGAGTTTCCATTGTAGTCTCATTGTTGTACCTCAACTATCACGGCACCGAGCGCACCGTCGACGGGGGCAACGCTCAGAATGCGATTGCGGATGTGGAATGGGTTACGCTTGAGTTGAGTGAACGTCCGCCTACGTTTGTCGAAGTTCTTGATGGGCTTCGGAAACCAAATCTGCTCAGTCGTACCCTGCTTAATATAGGCATACAGCTTGTTGCCATCAAGTAGATAGGTATGATTTGCAGTGCGCGGAGAAGCCCACTGAGTCGTCTCTTTGAAAGCCAGCAGCTGCATACAAGAACTCCTATTGAACCACTATTCTACTGGGGATCAAGTTGAAAGTCAAGTGGATCATACAGCCGCCTCAACTTTCATGAATTTGGCGCGATTGATCAGCGTCTGCTTCTCACCACGAAACTCTTGGTGAGCCTTAACCTTGGCAGTCAGATTCACGACGTCGCCTTTGGCGATCTCAACCATCGCCTTGCTCTTGAAGATAAGACGGTTGCCTGCCTCATCGCGGAGGAGATACATCTCCTGGCTGTCGCGATCGTAATAAGAAAACCGAGTGGCGTTGATCACGATGACTGCCTCAACTTTGACATTGTTGAGCGCCAGCTTGCCGCCTTCGGCGCCAACGAACGAACCGAGCGCAGCGATCTCCAGACGCTTCGCCTCCCACTCTGCCTTCTTGGCAGCGGTGGTGTCGATGCATCGCAGGACAGCGGCGACCTGTTTGTCAGTCAGCTTGCCATATGTGTCGAACGAATTCATCAGGCTGGCAGCGAAGTCGCCGCGAGAATTGTAAACCCACTCGACCACCTCTTGAGCGCGATCGCGCTTCATGAAGGTCTTGCGAGCATTAGCGCGGATATTCCGCGAGATAGCGGCTTCGTACGCAGCTTCATTTTCGATATAGGACATAGGAGTCTCTCCTTAAATTTCTACGATGCCGGCTCTGAAGGGCTGCTCGCGCTCTGAGACGACGGAGATCTCCTCGAAACCATCATAATCCATCGACACATCGCGCGCGCGGCGAGCCACCTCACGGCTAAGATCTTCGCCGAGATCGTCCCAGATGATCTGCTTACGCAGGTTGGATGCCTTTTCCCATGTCACCCAGAACGACCCCGACGGGCGAAACCCGTGGGCATCCTGGAAGAGATCAGAAACGACGGATTCGTCGAACGTATACCCTCTAGACATTTCAATCTCCAGTCAGTTCATCAAGTCAACGAGGGTATTATGAGGGAGTTGGACCAACTTGTAAAGAAAAACAACTCTAGGAAAATCAATGACTTACGATCGATGGTGGATAACTCGTTGATTTGTATAGAGTTTTCTCAATCGGTAATTTTACGCTTTTTTCGCTGGCGGGAATTACCCACCTTGGCTCCCACTTTTAAAGCAATTTTTGCTAAGTGATTGATTTATAAGGAGAAAGTGGTTTAAGTGAACTTCAATGCTCTTCTGCTAAGTCATTGATTTATAAGGAGTTTTCAGAACGTCCACCCCACCCGAGCGTAGTAGGGTGATCCCGTCCGGAGAGCGATAGTCCAGCCTGTATTGAACCGATGCTATGCCAGACTGAAGTATTGCCTTGGAGCACTCAACACAAGGAGAATGTGTCAAGTAGAGCGTGGAGTCAAGACAAGAATCATGCGAGCGAGCAACTTTTGCGATTGCGTTCATCTCGGCATGAATCACTTCGGGCTTGGTCACCAGATACCGATTTTCTGGAATGTCCATCATCCCTTCGTAAACGACTTCATGTTCGCAAGTGTTATCGAACCCAGGAGGTGTTCCGTTGTAACCATAAGAGAGGATACGGTGATCTTTGACAATCACCGCACCCACTTGAAGCCTTATCGCACGAGAGAGCTTTGACACTCTCTCGGCGATGTCATGATATAGAGCATCAAATTTGTTCAAAGGATTTCTACCTTCCGAGTCTTGCTTTCCGGAACAACGCGACGAAGGTTGATGGACAGAATGCCGTTCTCCAGCTTCGTGTTATGCACAACGACGCTATCAGCAAGAGTGAACTTCTTAATGAAGCCTCTCGCTGCGAGACCGCGAATGAGATAGTTCTTTTCCCCATCGTCGACAGTATTGTTGTTGGCGACGATATGAAGAACGTTATTCTCCTCTAGCGTAATTTCGAGGTGTTCTTTTGCGAAACCCGCAACAGCAAGCTCAATGCTGTAATCAGTGTCGTTATGTTGAACTATATTGTATGGCGGATAGCCAATAGAAGACCTTGCCTGCTGCAGCTGCTGAGGATCAAGAGCGAAGAAGACGCGGCGAAAGGAATCGAGAGTGAGCGTGTTGAAAATATCAGTTGTCATATGACGTTCTCCTTATATAAGCGAGAGTGTTAAACCGACCCCAGAAGGCATCGGTGGCGAGGGAAATCCCCCACTTCGTTATAGCACACTCATAAGAGTCGTGCTACTTTTTTCTTCCTATGCTGTATTTAGTCATCAGGTTGTAGTTGACCTTGTCTCTATGGCTGACGACCTTGATCTGAGACATTGGCGCTTTTGGTTCTGCCGAAGCTGCTTTGTTCACAATCGAAACCAACCCCCACTCTTCCAGCAGAGTGGCTATTGTATTCCTACGCGCAATATCTGACTCATTCAGGCTAGAGGGTTTGCCATCCAGCTTGAACATCTCCTTGAAGTGTACGATGTAGTATTTGCCTCTCTTGTGCAGTATATGACAAGACTGATAGAGAGTAGGCTTCTCGCTGCCGTCAGTAATCTGCGGCTTCGATGA